TCGCGGCGGTGGCGGTGGTGGGGTAATAATGATATTTGCCAACTACATCATAAGCACCACATCCGGAGGAGTCTATGCTCTTGGTGGCAATGGGGGAAACGGTGGCAACGGTTCTGGTGGAGTAGGAGCCGATGGCGGTGGTGGTGGAGGTGGAGGCGGCGGAGGTGGATTTGTTTATATAGTCACTAACTACCCTTTCACAATCAACGGTAGTGTCGGACTAGGAACTGGCGGTAGCGGAGGCACAGGGGCCGGAGGTGGAGCAACAGGAACAGTAGGATCTTCTGGTTCCAACGGACATTTTTCTTACTATACGATAACAACTAATTCTTGGCAGGTGTTATGAATAATGATCAATATGGAAGAACTGTTACATTTAGTTCAGATGGAAATATCGACACATATACTTTTGGGATTGGCACGGTCCTGGAGTTCCCGGCAGGAACGTCGCTCGACTTGGTATATTGTAGCATAAACTCTCAGGCACCACTTGCTTCTGAGCCAACTTTGTCACAAACTATAGCATGCAATGTAGCGGCATTTCAGATTGCTTTATCAGGATTTGTGAACTCCCAATACACGTCTATGGATCGACTCAACTTAATAGGCATTTACATTAATGCAGTTACCAACAATCTCACAAATCGGCAAGCCTACCTAGCACCGCTGTTAGTTTGGCAAAACTCAGTAATATTATATGCATCTAGTTACATAACTTCAGTTGAAGCCATGACAGACCCTAATATGGTTCTAACTACCGTTTGGAGTTTTGACTCTTTGGCGGCTTCCAATCCTAACCTAAAACCAGCCATAGCTCTACAGATAAGTAACTAATATGAAACTTTTAAGACGAATTATAGCATTCTTATTTAGGACCTTTGTAACAGACTGCCCCCGGTGTCACCTTCCGTTCTATGGGTTTCATGCTTATGGCACTCAGATCAAAGTTGAGAAGACTCATTATCGTATCCTATGCCATCGATGTGTCAAGGAGCTAGTGTGAAATACATACAGAACATCATTATGATGTTAGCTGCTATATTTGCACCGATCCAGGCCGTGTTGATCACCACGATGGTGCTAATTGGCATAGACTTTGTAACCGGTATTGTTGCTGCCAAGAAACGTGGCGAAGTGATTACATCCTCAGGCTTTAGGCGCACCATTAGCAAGCTTGTGGTATATGAGCTTGCTTTAGTTGTAGGGTTCTTAGCTGAACGCTATATGATGCCCATGCTCCCTGTTTGCAAGATGGTATCGTCTCTGATTGCACTCACTGAGATTAAGTCCATATACGAGAACTTGGATTCAGCTTCTGGTGGTGATCTGCTTAAGTCCATCGTATCTAAGATTGGTTCCGATAACGGAAGACGTGAAGATTAATTATATTCTTCTTCTATTCTCCATCCAAACTTCGAATTGTATTTGCACATAAATTCTTTCTTACCATTATATACCCTTATTAGGTATTTCTCATCCTGTTTTGCTCGCATGAGGAGTAGAGCTAAGGATTTAAACTTAAGAAGTTTAAACATCTCTGACTTATGATCATATAAGTTAGCTTCAAACATATTAAATCTTTCTCCAATTACGCATGTCTTCGTCTTTAATGGTGTAAGTCCCTATTTCATAGACTTCTTCAGTATTACGATTTACTATCGCTGCTCTAACTATAGTCTCTTCGAGATCTGACCACCTAACGCTTATAACATAGAGGTCGGTGTCTAAAGTCTGACAGTGCCTATATTTATTACCCTTTTATCATCTGTCTTACCTCCCCATACTAAATATCCTACACCAACACCGATTAGAAAGAAAGCGGCATTTAAGCTCATTGATATTGCTAGTACTTTGTTATAGACATCCATATCAACACCCTCTTCCGGGGGTTCTACACGGTGTGCTTTGGGTGCCCCCACCAGGCTTAATGCACTCATTGCGGCCAGAGCAGAGGCATCCCTGACAATTGAGTAGAATGATACCTGACAATAGACCTGACAATAGAGTTCTCATTTTAAGTCTCCTAGGTTTTTAGCTATCACAGGATTAGCAATTAATGCTACTCCCGGTAACATCGTGGTGTTCTCCATACAGTCCTTAAGGGTGGCAGCCACAAGCTCTGCGTCTCCTTCTTTACACTCTATCACAAGTTCGTCATGAACTTGAAGCACAATCTTTGCTGATAGCCCAAGGTGTGAGATTCGTTTATAAAAGGCTATGGCTGCTCGGTTCACGATACTAGCAGCACTACTCTGTACTATATGATTCATAGATAAGTTTAAAAGCGTTCTCATTTCATATGGTAGCTCACCGTGTTCAATCCCGTGTGGTATGTTCTTAGCTTCTGGTATACGCCTAGGGCGCCCATATAGGCTGTGCACCACACCGTGCTTCTTGGCCATCTCATGGGACTCTAACATCATGGCCTCTACCTTGGGATATGACGCAAAGTACTTATCGATAATGTCCTGGCATTCGGCGACGCTCTTGCCTAGCTCTGAGGCCTGCCTATACGCGCTGGTGCCATATGGTGTAGCAAGAGCGAAGGCCTTAGCCATGTTTCTTAATGCCTTATGCTTAACAGCAAAAGACCCAGGTTCATCCTTAAACAGTGAACAACCCTTAATCCCAAATATCGGTGCACCAACAACGCTGTAGAAGTCCTCACCTTTAGCAAAGCATTCTAATAGCCGCGGGTCCTGCGATACTGATGCAAACACTCTGGGCTCAAGCTGTGAGTAGTCAGCCCCAATAAACACCATCCCTGGCCTTGAGATGATGCATTCTTTGATACGCTTGTCATCACGAGGTAGGTTCTGAAAATTAGGGTCGGTGCTTGAGTACCTGCCAGATGTGGTTCCAATCTGATTGAATCTGGGCCTAATGATTCCATACTCGACCCTCTCTTGAATACCCATGACATATGTGCTTAGAGTCTTAATGTTCTTCTTTTGAGTGGCCAAGAGGTGTACCCATTTGTATTCTGGGGCATATGCTTCCAGCACGTCTACATCTGTGCACATATACTGCCAGGGATCACCGATCTTCTTGTCTAGCAGCAGGGGTCTACCATTAGAGATAGAGCCTTTAGGCGCCCAGACTTGTCCTTTGAACTCCCGAAGTAAGGCAATGAAGGCTCGTTGATCTTTCTTGCTATATAGCTTAACACTTAAGGCTTTTGCCAAGGACTTGCCCGCTTCGGTGAAACTTATGCAATCCCTACCCAGACGTTCAAACAATAACCATGCCAGTTGCTGCCCGGCATTGATATTAAACGTATTGCTCTTCTTAGTGGCAGGATACTTATCTTTTATCAAGTCTTTAATCTCATGAGCGATAAGAGCGCCGGACTCAGCTATGTCCATCTCTAACTGTGCTCTCAATTGTTGGAGTTTTGCGGTGTCTACTTTAAGACCCACTGTGTTGAGCTCATAGCTAGGACCCCTAAGCAGGGGCATACACTCATCATCATAGAAGAACTTATCTAAGTCTTGATCCATTAGCTGTGGGAGGAATTCATAGAAGAGATTGAAGGTAAGAAGTGCGTCTTTGGCGCCGTAGACACCGATCAAGTCCGGATCTCCCTTATAGAGCTCATAGTTCTTCTTAGTTAGACCCCCGCCATTGTTGGCGACTGACGCTTGCATGGCGAGCTTTTCTTCTACTGCTGACTGCCCGTAGACTGAGGCTCCTAACTCCTTAAGCCCATTGCGGCGAGATTCGTCTAATAAGTGGGCAAGTAGCATGGTGTCGGTGTGTACCGAAGGCATCAGGTCTACCTTATAGATATCATAAATCTTAGAACAATCGAATATAGCATTGTGTGCTATAAGTTTCTTTTCTTGTAACTGCTTAAAGAACTTCTTAACAAAAGATGAGGTTTCTAATTCGATAAGTTGCTTTCGTTCTGTACACCAATAGCTGAGGACCACATAAAAAGCAACATCAGACTCAGCACAGATAGAAAAACCGATTACTTCGGCTCCTTTGTGGACGCCCGTAGTCTCAGTGTCAAAAGCTATATATTCAAAGTCCTTGATGTAATCAGAAAGCTGCAGGAAAGCTTCTGTATCTTTTATAACCATTAGGTTTTCTGACATGATATTACTTCCTCTTTCGTCCAGCCGCTAAACTTGTACTCAACAACATCAGTTTTTCTATCTGCTTTCCTCAGATTCGTAGCCTGCGTATTCCAGAACGGTATCTGCTTGGATTCTTCTTGAGTTAAAAGTCTATAGTGCTCAGTGTCCACATCGTATATTAACAACTGCTTCTGATCCTCTAGTATCCTATCTAACTTTACATTCTTTTCACGTATTTTGCAATACTTAAACGCTGTTACAGTAAGTGCAGGGACTTTGTCATAAACTCGCTTTAAAGGCATCCAGATGGTGATCATAAAGTCTAAATACCACTCGAACGCGGTCGTACCAAACGCTGCATCTTTATTAAGCTCAAGATCACCGATACCGGCCTTATCTCTGTTGGTCTGAGACTGTATGACAAAGAACGTCTTGGTAGACATGGCAAAGGCCTTAAGTTGTTGACAGATCTCCATAAGACCCTGAGTTTCACCATTCTTTTGGTTCTTTGATAAGATACCAATGTGGTCTAATACCACGCAACCTACTTTCACGTTGTTTGTAATCTGAAACTCTAGGATGTAATCTTTAATGGTTTCTAATGATAGTGCACGAAATGTGCCATCTGCATTGTAATTTCCTAATACTTGTACCTTATCATGGAGGGAGGTATTGGCACCGCACATTGTGGCCCAACGCTTTGCAATCTCCTCTTCTGATTGTTCAAGAGTGACAAAGAAATGTACATAATTAGCATTAGCCTCAACAAACCATTTGAACATATTAAGCGCGAATGTCGTTTTACCTACACCGGTGCCGCCAACTAGCCCTAAGACCTGGCCTAGTCTAAACCCTGCATGAGTGCCATCGATCAGCGAGTCACAAGGAAACTTGACGAATGAGTTATCAATGGGCCCACGCTTTAGGATACTAGCTACACTGTTGGAGAGCATTACAGGCTCTTTCTTATCCTCAAACAATCCAATCTTATCTACGATCCCCTGTGCATAGCCTATGCGGTGTTGAGGGGCTCTGCTTACAGCCTTGTCGCTGTTGACCAAGACACTCATTGCTTCATCCTTAGTAAATCCATTGGCTAGCATAATATGTCCTAGTCTAAAGTCTGAAACACTACGGTCTTCTGTTTGCATTCCCCAAATGCTCTTAACCTCTTTGTTAGACTCTAGTAATTTCCCGAACTTAGCCGGTAAATTATCATCTACCGATAACGTTTCATCTTCAATAGAATAGGTCTTGTTGAAGTGAGCGGTGCAATATAGCGCATCTTCGTGGGACAGCTGAGGGAGCTCATTAGCTAAGGTCTCAGCGGCATAGGTATTAGTGGAGTCATCAAACAGTATTTCACAGAATCTAGGTTCTTCTTTCTTCTTGGTGTTGATAGTACCGGGTATTCTTAATAATTGTTTAATTTTTCCCACTGCCAAATCGGTTTTAAAGGCCCTAGCAAGCCTTCTGTTGAGTTGTAAAAAGGATTTGGCATCTAGGTCACTAACCCTCCAGTAGACGTGGAGACCGTTGCCAGAATCTACGACTTTTGTTGGTTCTAATGGAAAGGAGGCTAATTTGTCTAAGAACGCATCTTTACTCGGGTAGATATCATCTTTAAGGTCCATGTCTACGTACACCCACTCAAAGACATCTATATCAACACCAGTGAAAAAAGCTTTGGGGTCATTCACTAGTCTTGGGTAATTAGGGTAGTAATAACAGTTAAATCCTAAGCTATTATACTCTAGGATCTCTTCCATCGTAAGATCATCTTGTAAAGTGTTAAGCTCTGGAGACTCAAGTTTCAACCAATCTGGCGGAATCAGCATGCAAATCATAGGTACCTCTTATTAAAGTTCTGTTCATAAGCAGTAGCCCACCGACAATTACCGGGTTCATAGTTACCATCGTTATTAATGCGATCAATAGATCTACCCTCTGGTCTAGGTCCCATATCTTTAAAGAACTGCTCAAAAGAAAGACGCCACTCTGGACAAACAGTTATGCCTCGGCCTCCATAGTGCTTATACCTGGGATTCTTAGGGTTAGTGCACCTTTGAATTAAGTTTAACCAACTAGAGTATTCTCTTGTGCGGGATCTATTATGAGTAGTTGGTTTAGTATTATCAAGCATACCGAGCGTTCTATTGATATGGGTACAATTTGCGCAAAAATTGGTTTTATGCTGTGGTCTATTAACATTGGTATTAAAAATAGTAATCTCGGCGCCACACCCGCATCTGTAGAGACCTTTCCAGTGACCATTTTGTAATTCAGCTTTTGAATTTATCAATGTTAGCATACTCTACCTCTCCCAAGTATTAACGATATAAAATGGCTGGGGGACTAAGATTTGAACTTAGATATCATATATTAACAGTATATTCCATTGCCAATTATGCTACCCCCCAACAAAAAGGGGACGGTGTTTTGCGGCCACCGTCCCCAACTTTAACTAAGCAGAAGCGCCAGAGCGACGGCTGTTTAGCATAGCTTGCAATTTACCTTGTGATGTAGCAGAGGTGCCTGCTGCCTTAGCTGTAGGACCTGCAGATTGCTGCAAGGCTGCTCTTGGCGTCGGTGTAGGCTCTACATCCCCACCGTCTTCATCGTCGGCTTGTGACTGAGTTCCACCGACATCAATACCGGTTACATCCATCGTCTCGGTGGCATCCACTTCAAGCTCATAGGTATAAGCTTGGTTCTTGCCTTTGACTTTAGGGCCCATGCCGGTGAACGTTAGTCGAACCATAGTGCCAATAAGATCACGAGTCAACAAACGATTGGAGTTAGTTTTACCCCACACACCGGTGGCTCCGGTTGCAGTTTGAAAGATGTGGAGCTTTCCAGGACCATAACCACCATCTGGAATCTCTTTGGTACCGAGGAAATAACCTTCAATACTGACTGGGACTGGATTATTCTTGTCTCCAAGTTGAATCGTCGTATCTGTCTGTCCATCGAACTTCTTTTTAAATGCCATTTGTCTCTCTCCTTCAGTTACAACACCGTTATTGGTGTGTGTATAAAATACTACTCTGCTTTGTGTCGATCGTCAAGCGTTTTGTGCACTGCTTCGTGCTCTAATAAGAACATGATGCAACAACCTGCGTGTGCTAGGTGACTAAGACCTGTTTCAGGATCTTTATCTTGTCCTCCCATAAACGCAAGAACATGTCTAAGTGTAGCGCCTAATAGTCGTGACCATTTGAATCCTTTGCGCCAGTTGTGATCAGCATACTTTTTTGCACCAAAGGTTAGTACTTTGGCGATCTCATTTAAGGCCGTAGGACTGAGAAGTTCTAATCTCACTTTCTCACTATCGTGTTTGATTCCTGTCTCACTCATATCAACTCCTTATTCTAAACATCTCAAACAGGCTTGTTTTCAGCCTATTCAAAGGTGTTAAACCTAAATTATGATACTGCTGTTCTATTTGATTCAAGGATGCCAATGCTTCATCCTCTGAGCCCCACTCAAGATCCTCATGCAGCTCAATCTCAACAAATCTCCCTAACTCCTCCATATTGGTGTTGTAGCAAATGTAATAACAAACACAATAGGTTTCAAAATCATATACTAGTGCTGTTTTGAATATCACTGAGTTACGAACATATCCCATATCGAAAACAAACCCTTCACACTTATCATGGCTAGGATATAATAAATGCAAGTTATGCTCAATACGTATAATACTATCACTCTTGCTTAGTTTACGTTTGAATGTCAACTCAGCCTCTCCTTCTCTTTCCCTATACCGAAAGAAAGACTCGGTATCAACAGGGTGGGAATAGAAGGTATCATATCCAGAGAAACCGGCAAAGCTCATAGGCTCTTTCATATTACAGAAGTAGTTAAACGCATCTGGTGAGATAACAGAAGCATTGTACTTCATTTCTATTTCTATATGTTTCATATCTTCCTCAATATGTCTCTTGATATTACAATAATACCGTAGTGGGTGTAACAAAATACAAAGTTATCTAAGTTAATTCTACTATATACAACTTTATCAAGCTCTTTATTGCGTATCTCTTCTGGTAAATAACAGAAAGCAATGGGCCTTACAAAGCTCCCTGAGGGTAGTATTTTCTGGTCCATAGTAGGTCCGAAAGCATGATCTTCTGTGGTTATCCACGTATCAGATGGGAGGCTCATGCTTCCTCCTCTAGTACCTTTAATTGCTTCCAGATTAAGCGAGTCTGTCGCATGATGGAATCACCGTGTAGGGCGAACATATCACACCACACTTCTTCTAGTTGATGATTAGTTAGAGTAGTAGAACCCAAACACATACTAGAGTAATAGGCATGACATAACTCATGAGTTATATGGGCTTTATAGATCTCACCGTCGTGGAAATAAACTTCTTTGTAGTCTATCACGGTGATCGCCCCAATTCCCTCACCGAACTTCTTGATGAAGGCGTCCTCCTCTAAGAAGAACACTTTCCACGGTGTGCCTTTTATTAGTATCTTCGTGTGTTTCTTCATTCTACTATTTCTCCCTCGGTGTACTTAAGATATATATTAGCTTACTTTTAATCTTTCGTATATAGGCAAACTTCTGTGGGTTCTTAATTCTTTTAGCTATTGTAGGACCAGCATTATAACAAACGAGAAAAGTGAGGTCACCTTTATGAACGCATGTTCGTTTAGCATCCTGAAGCATTACAAGTCCAAGATAGATGTTATTAACAGGGTCTTCCATCTGTTTCCTGGTATAACCATATCGTTTATACATTTGAGGCATTATCTGGAATAAACCCACTTCCCCTTTGCCTCCTATTGCTTTAGGATTCAAATCACTCTCTACGGTAGCAACGGCCACAGCTATCATTGGGTTGATGTTAAACACTGGGGCCATTGCTATAATCAGACTAGTTATTAAAGCACTTGTCATACTTAAAGAATAGCATGACGGCCATTTAGAGTCAATACCTACAGCTTCCCACACCATCTGCCCTTGTTGTTTAAAATCATAGGGATAAGAACTGGTAAAGAGTTTATTATCATGCCAACCCCGATTACTGGTCTTTGTAGGTTTAATTTGTCATAGGCAAAGGCTAAGCTCTTTTTATCGATCAAACACCCCACCTGCATAGACCATAAGAGATTACTAGGATTAGAGGCATAGTCAATCCTAAATTCAGTGTGATAATGTCCTTGAACAACATTAGTACCCCGCTGGGTAGCCAATTGTTTGCCATTCTTAGAAATACCGTGAACAAAGTAGCAGTTTGTTCCATTGGGTAAAGTTAGATTAAGCTCATTAACCCATTGCCATTTGGTACTTACACCATAGATCTGTTGGTTAGTGGCTAAGAACTTCATTGGAATTCCATGGTGTTTGAATCTTCGGATTGCTAAAGAGCCGTGATTAGAGTCAACTAAAGTCATTGTAGGAAATAGCTTTTCTAATCTTTTGATCTTTTTGATCGCAATCTGTAGCTCATCTCCTGCAGATGGTAAATCCTTATCTGAATCATGAAAAGATAGATCATGATTGTCAATCTCATCCCCGATATTAACCACAACAGTAGGGGAGTGTTTCTTTTTAATGGCTTCCAGAAATGCGAACATATCTGGGTGCTCAAAAGGCATGTGTTGATCTGATATAACTAGAATACTTGAGTTCTTTTTCATATTATCTCTTAACCGCCAAAGGCATAGCAGAATTACGAACGGTGAAACCCAAGATCTCTTTCTGTCGTTTCTCAATCTTATCTAGACGATCTAAAGTGAGTTTAGTAACTCTATCGTCTACTGCTTTTACGAGCTCTTCGGTTAACAATTCTTTTACGAGTTGTCTTAATTGGCCTCTTAATACTTTTACATCGTTTGACATTGCTTCGTTTCTCCCTTTTATTATCTCTTCTTATACTATTCTCAATAGTCGATTTAGTCAAGTGACAAGGCTTACATAGAGCTATTAAATTGCTAGGCTCACACCAAATATTGTTGATTAACTCTTCCCATGACATCTCCTGCAGTGTTTTATCAAGCGGTACCACCGGGGATACGTGGTCTACTTCCATCAAATAAGTTGGTATAAATTGTTGACATTTAGGGCATATAGACCACTTCTTTACTCTAGGGCGAGTCATGTCCATGAAGTCAGGAGCAGAGGAGACAAGTATAGCACCACGTCGTAACTCAGATCTAGAATATATACGCCTTATTGCTCCCATTATCAATACATGTTCTTTGGGGGTAATCCTAGGATTCATAAATCCTCCTGAATAGAACTAATATCACCCGCCATGCTGACTTGAAATTTCCTATCAAATAGGTTCTGAAGTCCCACGCTATGGTCGATTACTATGACGGTGTCATGGGTCTTAGAAAGCTCACTGAATAGGTTAAATGCTTTCAGCTTAAGGTCTTCGTCTAGTCCATCACAAGCCTCATCTAACATCAATGTGTCAAAGTGTACACCGCTCTTGTTGGACACTGCTGTCATAGCTGACACCGCAAAGCAGAGCTTTAGAAGACTGCGTTGACCCTTAGACAATTGCTTGAATATTGCTTCGTTACCAGACTTATGTATAATGACGTTGAGCTTGTCTGAACTCTGAACCTCAAACAATACCCTAAGCTCAGAATCAAAGAACTTCTCCAAAAGTTCATTTGTATCTTGTTCTACCTTCTTAATCGTAGTTTCAGCTAGTTCACTTCTTAAGATAGATAAAAGAGATTCTAAGGTCTCCAACTTCTCTATCTCATCATTTAGATTCTGTATACTAGTTTGTTGACTACTTATTCCTATTTCTATGTTTTCTATGTCTTTTTTATACTTTGCGATCAGTTTTGCATGTGGATTACACTCATTTGCTAATATGGTATAGTCCTTATTAGGGTTGGTTTTATCACGTAAATAGGGAAGGGATAGCTCATCAGTATTCGGTTTACTCTTTACTTTGCTTAACTCTACACGTAACTCACCTAGATATACTAAGGCCTCTGCGTGAGACTCATTAGGCTGACCACAGGTGATGCACACATCTGTATTCTCACGTAGAATCTCTAAAATAGCTGATATATTAGTTTCAATCCTTGTTATTTCTATTTCTTTCTCACGCTCGAACACTTTGCTCATGATTAAAGCATCTTGGATATCTGTTTCTTTGTTTTTCTCAAAGTCACGATTATCTGCTTTAATGTCATCTATGGCTTTATCTCTATGTATCTCCCACTCATGGTGTTCCTTGTTGGATAGGAACAGGGACCGCACCAATTGGGATAGTTTTCCTTTGTTTTGCTCTAATTCCGGAGCTATCTTTCCAATTAGGGAGTTTGTGCTCTTCTTAGAGATAGATACTGCCTCGGACAGCGACACCGGGAAAGAGAGATCAATCATGGACTCAAACATAGCCCTCCTGTCGCCGGCTTTAGCGGTAAAGAATTGCCCTGTAGGAGAGAACTCATTATAATATGCGCCCAATGCATATAAATAAGAATTTATGCCCAGTCTTTCATTAAGCATCTCTTGGGTCTCAGCCATGTCTTTGCCGCGAATTAAGGTGTGATCTCCTTCCTCCCAATATAGATCATTTTCTTTCTGAGATCCACGGATACGTGTAATATAAACATTACCGGCCTCTGTCTCTATCTCTAAGGTACCAATAGTTGGGATACCACCAGCATTCCAAGACTTAATAGAATCTGCTGTACTGTTCTTAGCAGTACTACCAAGTATTATCCAGCTACTGGCATCCATTATAGTGCTTTTACCGCTACCCGTGGGGCCGTACACTAAGCACAGACCTTGATTAAGGAAATTGTAATCAAGGTTAGCATAAGACCCAAAGTTAGATACTGACATTGATAGTAATTTCATAGCAAATCTCTCCAGAACTTCTTCATTACCGCAGCCTGACTCGTATGATCATTAGAGCGTTCAATAAGGCTATCTAATCTCTCTTGTGCAGTCTGAGGTTCACAAGATGTGGCATCTTTTATGACCATCTCATCCGGTATTAAGTCTAGTTTA